TTGGAAAGACAGCAGTAATCGGTTAGCGAATGAACAAGAGGCTTTTTATAATAATTACAAATGATTTGACAAACATATGAAAAAAACATTATTTTTCGATGTTGAAACAACGGGACTTGACGTAATGCAAATTGTGCACTATATGGATTATAGAAATAAAATTAACCTTGAGAACTATAAACTGGCGACAATTTGTAACCATTTTGGTATCGATATTAAAGCTCACGATTCTATGCAAGACATACGCGCAACGAGATTATTGCTAAATAAAACATTATATTCATTCTAATTTCGTATGAAAATGCACTTGAATAATATATAAGTAATATGGTAATATAGGAATAATCATTATAAATTTAATAAAAACAAAATGACTAAAGATATAGTAGAAGTAGATGGAATCAAATACGGTAGATTAGGGGCTTATGTTCAGCTAAGTAAAGTACGACCTTCCGCTACAAAAGGGGGTAAGCCTGTACCTTTTGAGATAGGAAAGGACTATTTTATGCGAACAGTTACCTATCATCTAACAGGACGGGTGATTGACATAGTAGGTGAGTTTTTGGTACTTGAGGATGCCGCGTGGATTGCCGATAGTGGTCGGTTTAATGAATTTATAGCGGGAAAAGAAACGTCATCTTTAGAAGTAGAGCCATTTGGTGATAAGAAAGTCTTTGTTAATATGGCTTCAATTACAGATGCTACAGAACGTAAGTTATTATTAACAGTAAAATGAATTCGATTTTTCTAAGTAACTGTTGGAATCAGAGTTGGAGTCAGGGTAGGAGTTGGAGTCGGAGTCGGAGTGGGAGTCGGAGTCGGAATCAGAGTTGGAGTTGGAGTCGGAGTCGGAATCAGAGTTGGAGTTGGAGTGGGAGTCAGAGTCGGAGTTTGATTTGGGGTCAGGGTCGGAGTGGGAGTGGGAATCAGAGTTGGAGTTGGAGTCGGAGTTGGAGTCGGAGTCGGAGTTGGAGTCGGGGTGGGAGTCTATAATTTGATGATTATATAGGAATATGAAAACTAACTTTAGAAAAAAAAGGCGTACTCCTGAAGAAGATATAGAGCTGGCTATTAAGGTTATATCAGACTATAACGGTGGCATGACTATAGATAGGCTCTTATGGCGACATAAAATAGGTTCAAAGTCTACTTTGTATAAGTTACTGAACATGGAAGTCCCAGAAATAAAATGAGAATTATACGGTGGAAATTTCTTCGGCTAAAAGATAACAAAATAAAATCAGACAGGGGTGATATTATTTGGGGAATAGGTAAATGGCATATACATAGAGGCAGTCTTGATATGTGTCAAGCAGGTTTCCATTGCTCACAAGGAATTTATCAAGCATTTAGCTTTGTTCAAGGTGAAATTTTGGCAAAGGTTGAGTGTGAGGGTCGTTCAATCATTCAGGACGACAAGGAAGTGTATGAAAAAATGCGGATAGTAAGAGCATATAAGTGGCAAAAAAGGGATAGTATAGCCCTTGCCATTTATGCGGCAAAGCTGGTGCTGCCTATTTTTGAAAAACAATATCCCAATGATAAGCGACCACATGAAGCAATAGAAGCCACCGTTAGATACTTAAAAAATCCTACAAAGAAAAATCGCATTGCGGCAACAACATGGGCGGCAGAGGCGGCAACATGGTCGGCAGAAGAGGCAATATGGGCGGCAGAAGAGGCAACATGGTCGGCAATATGGGCGGCAGAGGCGGCAACAACATGGGAGGCAGAAGAGGCAACATGGTCGGCAACAAGGGCAATATGGGCGGCAGAAGAGGCAACATGGTCGGCAGAAGAGGCAATATGGGCGGCAGAGGCAGAACTATTCAAAAAAATAGAATTATGGATGAAAAAAAGATTTAGAAAACTAGGAGAAATAAAATGAGAATAATAATAGACGTTCTCCCGCCAAGCGTGAACAACTATTGGGGTTATTCCCCAAAGGGATACGTGTATAGAAAAGCAGACGCAAAGCAGTGGCTTACGTATGCGTCAGCACTTACGAAAAAGAAAGTGCCATTTGATACGCCAGTTGAAATATTTGTAACAGTCAACTACAGCAAGTTAAATAGGGATTTAGATAATATGCTAAAAGCGATACTTGATTGCCTGCGATACGCAAACGTCATAAAGAATGATAACATGAAGTGCGTTGAGGCAATCCATATTTATAAGGGTGATAAAGTAGCAAAAGGTAAAGAGAGCGTTGAAATACAAGTTGATAAGATAGAAAAGTAAACTACCACTTGGCTAAAGACCTGGTGGTTTCCTTGCCTAAATTGATATGAAATACTTATTGCCCGCTATCGTATTTATAGTTATGGGAGTGGTTTTGATTGTTACTTTTATATATTATAAATTATTCAAATAAAATGATTCCAAAAACTGCAAAGAAAAAAGGAAACAAGGTACTGGTCGAGGGTGAGGTAACAGGTCATGCTCATAGATTAGCGGATGGACAGGTGTATGAAGATGCTGATCGTGTATTATTTACCGTACCATATCCAACAGAAATACAGCACGAGGAGCATGATTATATCCCTGTTCCTGAAAAGGGTACGTATGATATTGTTAGACAGAGACAATACGAAAACGAGGATAAAACGAAATTAGTAGTAGACTAAAAAATGATTACAAAACTTACCAAAGAGCAAGAAAAACAAATACCTGTCTTTATAGACAAAGTTCTCAATTTTGTTACTGAGCCCACAAATAAAAATAAAGCTACTAAAGCTATACAGAACTTTTATGAATTTGCTGGTCATAAAAAACCAATAGTCATTTTCGCCAAATCTCCAATTGCTTCTGTAATAATGGTCGCTATGTATCAGATATTATTCAAAAATAAATTGCTGAAAAGCGACCAATTAGGCGGCCAATTAGGCGACCAATTAGACGGTCAATTACAAGACCAATTACGTGGCCAATTAGACGGTCGATTACGTGGCCAATTAGGTGACCAATTAGGTGACCAATTATACGACCAATTAGGCGGTCAATTAGGTGACCAATTACGTGACCAATTAGGTGGTCAATTATATGACCAATTAGGCGGTCAATTAGGTGACCAATTATACGACCAATTAGGCGGTCAATTAGGTGGTCAATTACGTGACCAATTAGGTGACCAATTAGGCGGCCAATTAGACGACCAATTAGGCGGCCAATTAGGCGGCCAATTAGACGACCAATTAAAAGATATAAATAATAATTGGTGGTTAATTATTTGGTGGCTAACGTTGACAGGTGTTTATATGTTCGGTAAATATATCGGATTTAAATTTGATAATAAACTTTTCAAATTATTTTTCGATCTTACTACCAACATTAGTTTCATGATTCCCTATAGAGGAATCGTTTTTATATCAGGAAACCCGAAACGAATAGATTGGAAAAATAAAAGATTACATAATGAAAATAAAGCTGCTGTCGAATACGCGGATGGATATAGTCTCTACATGATCAGCGGGGTACGAGTAAACGAAAAAATAGTAAAACACCCAGAAACCTTAACAAAAGAAGATTGGTTGAACGAAAAAAATCTAGAAGTTAAGCGTGTTATTCAAGAGAGAATGGGGACACGTTTTCCTGTAGAGGTCGGTGGAAAAGTTGTTGGAAAGCACGCGGACAGACGTATAGGTGAGATAGTTGAGGTAGACATAGCACCTGATCCCGAAAAAGTCGCGCATTTTTTACACGCTCGAGATTGGTCTACTGGTCGTATGTACTTCATACCAATTCCACCTGCCATAACTGATCCAATGGAAGCGCAAGCATGGACATTCTCAAATAAGACCCAAAAAATTGTCCCCGAGAATGTCATTGGGATACAGGGGGATATTTTAATACAAAAAATAGATGAGAACACAGAAACGAAAGGGAAAAATGAATTAACAAAAGAGGATATGGAAATGATTTACAGTAAGATACTTAGTAAAAAAATAGCAAGAGCATAAACCATTAAAGAGGAATATCTTAAGATTAAAAATTTGTTAATTACGCTATCGCAAAGGGCGTACAGGCGCTACGCTATACGGTGAGTACTACCGTATATGAGGTTCGATTCCTCACCTTTGCACGTTAGAAGTTATTTAATAAAATGAAGAAAATAGAAAAAGACTATTCTAATAGTCCAATATATAAGCGAGCTGTTGAAGATACTTGCCATCGAATACGCGAGGATTTGAAAGATATTTTAGATATCCAATGTTTGGATGGAAACTGGAACTACGACCCTTATATGTATGGATTAGCCAATGGTCTAATAATGGCACAATCGCTCATAGACGAAAAAGAACCAATATTTTTGAAAACCCCAAAGATTTGGCTAAAAGATTACCCCACATTATGGACTCGTATTAAATGGAGATTATTTGGAGTTCCACAAGGAGAGTGTAAATAATAAAAATGAACCAGCCAATAGGAAGCACGCTTAATTTTCAAATTAAAAAGGCAATGAAAGAGAGTAGGAAAAACACAAAACCTTTCAAGGGGAAACGAAAGACGTCCATTTTGCTCTTAAAAAAGGCGTTATCCACAAAATTGAGATTCCTCAAGTACCGCAAAATGCGCGGTTCATTACTGTAAACATTAACGGTTAGCTTCTTTTGCTCTTTTTTTATTTCTCCGTTTTCAGGTAGTGTTCTATAAAGTTGCATTTTGTTTGTTCTATTAAAGAATAGTATTTTACTAAATTTATGCAAGTAAAAAATAAAAATTTTAATATGAATTTACTTGCCTTCTTGCAACTATCTTGGTGTTTCTGCCATAGCTACTGTCCTCAAATGAGGACAGTAGCTAAACTAGAACCTGCCCGCTCGGTCAAAGCATTCAAGTTCCAGTTACAATCTATTGTACTAAATAAGAGCTAAATAATCAACTATTATAGGGCACTATTTATAAACCCAAATCGTAATATGATTATATAAAACGTATTACATTTTAACACGCTTGTCAAGTCTTACTGGTTGTGATAATATGTAACTATGCCAAAAAGTATCAAGAAGATACAAAAAGAGAAAAATAAAGAAAATTCCTTGGTGGCAGTTTTGGAAATCTCGTTAAAAGTTGTAACCCTTTGCGCATTAAAAGTTTAGAGAAAAATGAAAGATAATAAAGAATATGCATTTCCGTTAATTTCGCCTGATGGAATAGGAGTGAATTTAGGAATGTCAATGAGGGATTATATTGCTGTACACGCTTTGCAGGGAATGCTTGCTTATGGGGGAATAAATGGACATATAGACGGAAGGGGAGACGCTGAATTGCATGCTGTTTGGGCTTATGAATATGCCGATGCGTTATTGAAAAATTCAAGCGATATTCCTAAGGAGAAATAAAATGAGAACAAAAGAAAAAACCATTGGCGAAAATCTTGACTTTATAAGAAGAAACAAGGTTTACATTACAATTGAGTCAAGACATTTACCAGGAGTTGCAGATCATAATCTAATGTGTTGGATATGTAATAGGAAAAGTGCAATCTATCTTATGAATCCTCATTGGATATTTATGCCTTGTCGTAAATGTCAAGGAGATTATATTGGATTTTGGACAAAGAAAATTCCTTGGTGGCAGTTTTGGAAATCTCGTTAAAAGTTGTAACCCAAAATGACTAATAAATCTGTTGAGGAAATAATAAAAGAGAGTAGGAAAAATACAAAACCTTTCAACAAAAAAGAGTTTGTACGTGATGCTAAAGAAGTCGCAAAAACACTTGCGACTGAAAAAGATATAAAAGAATGGGTTGATGGATTAAATAAAACTGTTAAAGTACTAAAAAAACTTACAAAAGAAGAAAAAAAGGATTTATACGCTATGGTAAATAGGTTACAAAGACACTTACGACACGTATCATATATAAAACATTTGTCTACAGAAGTACTTATGATTGTACGAGATACCGTAGAAATTGAACTTGAAAAAAGGCATCAGGATAGCTTAATGGAACAAGTGGAATAAGGATTATCTTATTCCAAAATGTTAGCAGATAATGGTATACTTACGTTACTACACCTAAGGCGCATATCTCGCACGTGCGCCTATTTTTTCTCTGTGAAAATAAGAAAATAATTTACTTTAGAGCTTGTGTACTACCATATAATGCGAATGGCCTTGCTAGTACCCAATTATTACTTAGAGAGATTACGTATGAAACAGAAAAAAAGTCGCAGTTAGTATAATCAATGGTAGTTTGATTTTCACCAAACCCCTCCTATACCACTTACGACTCTTTGACTTAATTATATATTGACAGACGGTTTCTGTCAATCCAAATGCTTTTAACTTTTTTTGCTTTCATGCGTTTCTTTTTAACTCTGTCAGCGTTTACTTTATTGGAACATTCAATGCAATACTTGCGCCCACACTTGAATTTTTTATGGCATAATTCGCACAATCGAGAACGCCAAAACTTATCGAGTTTTATCCTTAACATATTTTTCTATGCTAACCGTTGGAATAATACTTTTGGCAATAAGACCTAAAGCGACAGCACGGGCATAAGATACCTGTACATCCGTTCCATTCTCTAGTGTTATTCCTATTTGTGGGGGGATAGCATAGTCCTCAAACCCATTAACGCCAGACTGCAAGCGTGGTTGGTCTAAGGCGTAGTTACGTTTCGCGTTCGCGAAAGGATCAAATTCTCTCATATTTTCCCTCGTAAACTAGGAAACACTAACTGTAGAGCTATATTATCAAGCTGTATTATCCCGTCAACTATTAGTCCTGCTTGCTGTGCTTGGGCTAACGCTTGTTCTCGTAACCATTGGGGCATTTGTTCGTATTGTTGTGGGTCTAGGAGTTGTTTAATACCTAGTATAGCAGTACCGTAAACCGTGGCGTCAAGCATTTGTCGCACTTCCTCGCTGTGTTCTTTCACATAAACAATGTATCAGATTGATATAGAAAAAGCAACTATTATTTATCTGTTGACACTACGATTATATTCATATAGAATTGTATCGAGGTACTCAAAGAAGGGTATCTCGCAAAAGTAGGCGAGTTATATGCTCGCTTTTTTTTGTGGAAACTTTTTACCTTGTGCAAACGCTAAACGTGAGTTCTCAAACGCACGTCCCGCAAGCTCCTGCAACCAGAACGCACCCCATACGACCATACCACGCTCTGTCTCGAAGGCTTTATTCCCTACTTTATGTATTTTATCATGGTGTGACTGACAAAGGGTTATCCCGTTCAGCGGTGAGTCGGCTTCAAACCCTTCATATCGAGCTAGTGTGTCGGGAACAATATGGTGCACATAGAGTGATCCGCCATGTCCTGTACACTCAGGACATTGGCATTGGTAGTCATCTCGTTCCTTTATCCACTTACGCTGTGCAGTGGTAAAATGTAAAAGACCAAAAGCAGTCAGAGCAAGAGAAATGTCTACAATCTCCTTTGTGGGAAATTGCATTACTTCCATTCAGTTCTTACCCGCTTTCCACTTTTTAATCAAGTCAGCAATTGCACCATACAATGCTAGAAGTGCTACGGGATACGCCTTTTGGAATGGCACACCATTTCCTAGTAAGGTGAACAAGACGACTAAAGCAGGTGAAGTAAACATGAGTAAATTTTTACCCCACGCTGTCAAATCTTGCTTTGACAAGCTAAATCTTTTTGATTGTTTCATTTTATCAATAAACTTTTAATGTCTTTTTGTATATCTCGAATATCTATCATGATATTTTCTACGTTTGTGGAAATAATAATCATCTGTTCACGAGCTTGTGTATTTTTATCAACCTCTTTTGCTAAAACTTCTGTTTTGTTTTCTATCTTAGAAATATTTATGACAAGAGGAGTAACGATAGAAGTAAAATAAAGTAGAGCGAAAGCCATAATAGCCCCAACAGATAACGTAAACAATTGGAGCAGGTTCGTACGTACAAAATTGCCCCAAAAATGGTCTGTAGTATCGAACTTATTATTCCTTTTGTTTTTAGACATATGAGTATTAAATATGTATTTAGAAGTTTACCCCCTTTTTTATTCTTCTTACTATTTCATCAAATATATCACGTAAGGGGATTTTATCCAACGTCTTTAGCGCGTTTATCTTTTGGGTACATGCGATAGTGGCGTTGGTAAGCTCTGTTTTAGCTTCTTGGTATAATTTACTCATAGCCATAAATTCTGTATACCACTTTTGGCGCAACAGCTCTTTCTGTTCTACCTCCTCAGTTTTTTTCGCAAGGGTATCACTTGTCTGCTTAAGCTCGTCTCTCAGCTTTAACAACTCATCTGTCTTTTCCTGTAGTTCTTGGCTCTTTGTCTCTATTACTCGACCTTGAGAGGTAATAGTGTCATTCAACGGCGTTGCTATAGCGTTGTAGAGAGCTGTTACGGTAACGCTATTAGTGTCCCCCTCTATCCCTGCCTTTTTACAAAGCTTATCCCACAAGCCTGAGCGAAGCAATTGTGAGGGATACTCGGCAACAAACTTTTCTATAATCTCGTCTGTCAACGTCTCACGCGGTTGCATAAAGGTAACAGAGTTCATTCGGTCGAACCAGTATGGTCGCCTGTCAGTTGTGGGGGTTGTAGGTATAACAAACGTTCCTCTTGGAACTAGCCAACCTAATACGCCTGCATAGGTATATGTTTTAATATGTGTTTCACGCCCAATGGGATCATTCTGAGAAAGTGCGCTAAATGTCTTTGTATCTGCATTTCCTACACGAATAGCAATATGTCCATCAGAACCGTATTCTGTTCCCCATATTACGATTGCACCCTCGGGAGGTATTCCTGTTGGTGAATTTGCAACCCTTATATAAAAATTAGTTGGGTAGGTATTCCATATATCTTTAGCAGAAGTACCACTTAAAAAAGTGCCACCAATCACATCACGATTATAAAATTGTACTAAATCGACACACTGTGCTCCGTACCAAAAATCGTAGTCTAGCTTTTTACCAATAGCCCATATGGCAAATTCATTTAATGTTTTCATAGTTTATTTATGCATTACTAACGCCCATGAATTTTTTAACTTGTGCCATAGTTTTCCCTCCAATTTTTTTTATATTCCCATTATAGAGGCGGGATAATTCTATGTCAGTCAAGGCTCTATTCCAAATAGCTAAATCATCAATCATTCCACTTGCATATAAGTCTACTGTCGCTCCTTTATCTCTCGCTCCTATAGAAAAATCTGCTGCACTATTAGTAGAAGAACCACTAGCGGTTAATTCTGTCTTTAATCCATTAAACCATATTTTTAATTTACTATTTGCAGAATCATAAACACCAACTACATGTTGCCATTGTCCTACAACAACAGTACCAGGTGCCCCATCAGAAGGAGATGAATTGATATAAGTATTTATTGTTAATCCTCTAATAAGAAACTGATAGTTCCATGAATTTTGATAAATAATCCAACCATTAGTTGTATCATCATGTGCAAATACCGTATAAGTTCCTGTTTTATCAACAGGTTTGAACCAAAATGAAACAGTCCTTGACCCTGTAATTTCAAGATTCGCTGCTGAAGCATCTGCTATATTGAGATATTGTGAAGAAGCCGCTACAAAATTAGCTCCATTATTAAACCTACCTACTGGAAAAGTAACAGTCCCATTATTGGTAAGATTATATCCATTTGACGAACTATCATTCACATTCTCTAATTTCCAGTATCCCTGTAAATTTGCATCACTCATCAATGGATCATCTGCTATTTGGTGAGCAGATCGAGCAATTCTTGTTATTTTTTTAATTGCGACTGCCATATTAGACTAATTCAGTTTGTATTAGCGATGGTCTAAATAACATACGATTTGCGTGAGTTGCAACGCCTATAATCTGTACCACGTCATCCGTTCCAATTGGCGCAGTTTGTGAAAGTGTATTGCCTGTAGTTCCTGTTACCGTGCCATATATAAGACCACCTACTGTCCACGCCCATGTATCATCTCGTGCTATACCAAAAACGAGAAAACTACCTGAAGCATCAGCCAAAATTGAGGCATCGGCACACATAACGACTGCCGACATAGAAGTAATAGCATCAGCGTCAATAAGGGCTACTTTACCAGTTAAGGCAATATATCCAACATCACCAAAAGCAAGGTTTGCCCCTGCGGTCAGTGTTATGGTTATGCCATTGACAGAGTGGTCACTTGCGGGAGCTGCGGTAAGGTCACTTGAGGCATCAACATACGCCTTTGTTGACTGCTGTGTAGAGAGCGCCGTTGCGCTATTACTGCTCATGGTGTCCTCGTCAAGAATAGATACAACCTGAGCAGTTGCACCAAGCGTAATGCTAGAGGCTGTTATATCACTATGTGTACCGTCTTGTTTATGTTCCGTTAGCCCCCAATCAATCATATCGTTCCAGTCCTGCGCATTCCATACCATTTCAATGACTGCCCCTCCCGTGTGTGCCTGTTCAGTGGTATTGTCTTTAGCACGCACATAAGAGGTAAAATTGCCTCCCGATATAACACCTGTAATACGCTCTAGCGTTGTTGGTGTAGCTGTCCCTCCACTATCAACTCGATCAAAAGTTAGTGTAATCGCGGTCGTGGTTGGTAACCCTGATACCGTTGACGGGGTTATAGTATCGCTTGTGCCCGTTCCTATACCTGTTGATAACGTTGTTGAGAAAAGACTCTTATATTTTTTCAAAAGGTCTGTATTCAAAGCTGTCATTTTATTCCTTTCTTATAAATAAATTATTAATTCTTCCTCCGTAAGTTTCTGTCATTTGATGACAAGGTTGACAAAGTGTCCTACCATTGTCTATAGATAAACGTAATTTTGGATGTGTTGAGAATGGCTTTATATGGTCTGCGTTTAAGTTCCCTCCAACCTTGCCACAAGTCACACACGTGTAGTTATCTCTCATAAAAACCGCAACTCTCCATATTCTGTATTCATATTTATTCATAGCTATTTGTCTCTCTGTTTTATGTAGTTCACTTATCCCTCCCTGCCAATTAATATTTTTATTTCCACTATGACTCAAACTCATTCTCTTTCGTGTCTTAATTGTTATCTTATAAGGTCGTCTTCCTTTTCTATAAGTACTCTGTTTTTTTCTCGTTTCTAACGATAGCTTTCTACCCTTACTAGTGGTACTTATTTTCTCCCTCGTTTCTTGAGTAACCACCCTACCAATCCCCGCAAGCCCTATGTTTCGCTTGTGTTCTTCTGTAAACGGTCCCTTAGGAATTCCCTTTTGTGATTTACTCAAATTTGCTTTCCATTCATCAGATAAAGGGCCTTTCTTTTTTCCGAGATGTCCTCTTGATATTGCTAGTTTATGTGCTTCTGTTAATCTTTTCATAATATTTAGCTAAGTTTCCAACGACTTGGTGGATTCACAGTAAGTGCCTGACCCTCGAAAATAAAACTTTGTAATGTATAATCCGCGTCTAGTGAGTTAGTTGTGAGACGTATTTGTATATCACGTATCTTTTTGTTCACATTTATATATCGTGGGTCTGAACTATCTGAATAGGTAGTCGGGACGCCACCAGTATCACCCATAAGCACGTCCCCCATAACATCATATCCCATGCCTGTCATTGAGTATTGTGGCGTAATTGTCGCGGACCCCAATGACGTGAACCCTGTATTTTTACCGCTTCCAAGAATTTCAAGACTTATAGAGCCTCGTGGACTCCCCAGTTTAATATATACCTTCTTTAGTTTTTGAAAGTCTTTCCAGTATTTTTGCAAAGACCAGCGACCACTTCTGTAGGTAGTAGTAAATGCCACGCCAAGATCACCTTGAAAGTTTGGTGATAATTCTATCAACTTTGTACCAGTTAAAGGAACATATAGGAAGTGGGTTACTCCCGTTGAATCGGTAGACTCTAGAAATTGTTTAGCGCCTATTGACCAATCTACTACCCAGTTTAATCGTTCAGTATCATAGTAAATAATTCTATTATTTCCCGTTGAGGCGGTTGGTACTGAGAAAAACACCTTTGCGTCATAAAAATATGCACAAACGGTTGATAGTTGTGATCCTACCAGTCCTTGAATATACGGTCTAATTCTGCTTGATAGCTCGTTTGTTCTTAAAATGCCATAATAGTTTTTTTCTGGGCCAAGTGTAAACATACCTCTACGGTTGAAAAACCATATATTGTTATTATCTGGTGTTACTGAAAGCTGACTATCTGTGCCAAAACTCCCTACAACTTTAATCGCGGAAGGCACGGAAAAAGACGTAGTGCCAACTGTCGCGCTTGTTATCTCAATTTGCCATACAGCACCCCTACCCTCTGGCGTTGAACATAATACTGTCGCGCGTCCAGCCCCCGTACCTGTCTGATAGTGAACAACTTTTTTTGGTGTTTCACGTCCACCTTTCTCAAGGTTAATCCACCCGCCACCATAGAAATCTGAGAAGTTACCTATAAATTGTCCTGTTCCTGAAAAATATACCATATACCTATTATCGCTATCATTCGTAGCCCATATTCTATTCCCTGATATTTCCATAGACTTAAACTTCGGCGCGGAGGTCGTATTAGAGAGAGGTGGTTCAATATATGGGTTTATCTGTACTGTCCCATTATCAACGTAAGAGGAGGCAGTTACCGAGTCAAGTAATGCTTCATATCCTGTCGTATCTGATATATACACCTGATACGCAGTCGCGGAGGCGACAGCATTCCATGTAATAGTCATATAATCGCTTGCAGTCCATTGATCACGTGTTCTATTCATACCACCAGCACGTGAGGCCTCTGTTGACCCTAACGTCTCGCCTATGGTATTGACAGCTGTTACCTTAGCATAATAGTTATAAATACCTGACGAAAGACCTGACGCGCTTATAGCTGCACCTGTAGGCGCGTTCATAGCGGTATAGGTTGAACAAGAAGTACCATTATAGCGAGCAAGAGGGTCTGTTCCATTTGCTATGTAAAGAAATGAGGCAATTTGAATAAAATAACATTGTAGTCCCGCGGTAAACGTTGCCCCTGTTATTTGTGTTAGAGAGCCCCCGTCTGTAGACTTCCACGCACTTCCGTTACTTATAGTTATAAGTTCGGTTGTCGCGTCGCTTTTCACATATTCAGCTGCCCCGTCAATAGTCGCGGCATGAGAAGCGCCATAATACTCAGTCCCCCAACGAGTTTTCCATAGTCCGTCTTGTACTTGCATAAGGTTTGTAGCCTCTCTTGCTTCGTTGATACCAATACGAGCCTCCTCAAGTAGTCTATTCACGCCACCCTTAAAGTTGTCTATTTCTCTTACAACCTTAGTTTGTGATGACCTTTGTGTACTCGTTCCTTTCATTCTCATAGTGCTCTCGTTAATAAGTTAAAATTAAAATAACTTTTCCATTCTTCTTCTTTCCGATTAACCAACATAAAATGACATTCGTTGCATAAAGTTATTCCGTTATTTACATTTGTTCTCAATGTAGGCCTTTGAGCGAACTTAACTATATGATGAGAATTGAGTTTCTTTCCTCTTGCTCCACAAATCTGACAGGTATAATCGTCCCTCTTAAAAACTTCTTTTATCCAATTTTGATAATCCGATGTACATCTAGCTAATTTATTTAATGGGTAGATTCCACCCTTCCAGTTAGTAGATAATTCCCCCTTTTTATTCCATTGAGGATTTTTTCCCCCTCTTCTTGCAATTGACTTTTTAAGTCTTAACTCAGGACTCTCTTTATGACCAATTTGGGAATAAGTACCTAGATTCTTAATGGTACTTCCAGATAAGCCCCTACATTTTTTAGAGCAATATCTTGCTCTATCCTTTCTAGAGGGTTTAATTCTAAATATTCCTTTACAATATTCGCAAGTCTTGATCATAAGCACTAAGTTCCAAACCCATAATTTCCCGCCACCTCGTCTGAGGTGTCCACATTTGTAGCGTCCAGTTTCATTTCTTGTAGTAAGTTTTCTGCTACCTCTAGCTCCTCTTTGCTTTCAGCTAGTAACCCGTCATTTTTATAGAACCTGTGCAAACAATAATGGACGAGAAAGAAAGGGTTTGACATTTCAGTTGTGCTTGTTATAGCGGTAAAATATGTCGCGTTACGGTAATACTCATATTTTATGGTGTCCCCCGTATTGTAGTTTAGATTCGGATTTAAGTTTAGAGTAAAGCCAAGTTTAGCGTTGCCCGTAAAGTAACACCAGTATCCGTCCGAGTCGTCTAGTTGTTCTACTTTAGTAAGTGGTACAATCTTATATTCAGTTGAGGTACTATTGGAGACTATACGAACATATTGACCCGCACGAGGTGGAATACGCATATCAGTAGGACATGAGTACGCTGTTGTCCCACTTGTTGTTGTCTTTGTGCCATCGCTTGCCGAGGATAGTTTTGTGTATAGTTCAGGCCATTGAATACCCTCTAGGTACTCCCAACGGATTATACCTGCCTTACAATAATTGCGTGCGGTTAAATACTCTGCCGAAGTCGCGCTCCACGTTGTACTATCACCTTCATAAAAACTATAGACTTGATCTATAATATCCGCCTCAGTCATTGGGTCTACTGCCATGTTTTCTTTTTAACTCATAAAAAAGGACCGATAACCAAACTAGTATTAGTTAAGTCATCGGTCTTAGCAATCACTTGTATTGCCACAGACTATACTTTAATCCTCATCGTACTCTTTTTCTTTGAGAGTGTCAAACGCTTTCTTTTAAGATTTAATGTAGGTAGTTTTCCAAAAGACAATTTTATGCGTGGGGCTCTCTTAGCGCTTATCTTTGCAAAAGTAATCTTTTTTGGCTTCTTAGGCTTTTTGGCTTTTTTTGTAGTACCACCCGTAGACTTCTTGACTTTTGCTTTTAGGTCAATAAGTTTTTGCAACTCTTTTTCCGCTTCATCTTTGGTAATTTTACCCATCTCATATAGCTTTACGATCTTATTAGTTTGAGTTGTTATAGATCCATTAAACTTAGATACCAGTTTTTTATCAAGCTCTTTGTTACCTGTGAGAGTAGGATTTGTTATATCAAGAAGTTCTATAGTTTTATCTGATGTCTTTTCACCCGCTACAGTAATAGTAGGTTTCTTTATGGGAGGTGCAATAGATTGAATATTATTGTCTTTATGCCATTGTATTATCAAACTTTGAACCTTAGATTTACTTATCTCACCATTCTCAAGCTGTTTTCTCAAAGGTGTCTCAAAAGCTGTCTTTGCAGTATGAGCTTCATTTGATAAATAATAGGTGTTCTTATCATCATTCGTTCCTCCTGCCCATAGTGGTATTCTATGGTCTTTTTGAGTACTTGTATCTTTATCTGTTGCTCCTAGTTGTCTTTCGAGTATTGTTGCATCCCCTCTCATCTTTCGTATTGGCTGACCTGATTTGATGGCGTTATATGTATCTATAGGATTTGTAATACCCGACTGTATAAATAATCTAGCTTCATCTACTTTTGTCTTAGGTGCATCTTCTGACTGCTCATATCGTGGTTCAGTCTTTGCTCTTGCCAAGTATTCTTTTAATGATGTTGGTGCTTCTCCTACCTCTTCCTGATCGTAGTTTGCTTTTAGATATGCCTTCATCAAATTAAGTTCATTTATGGCTTCCTCATTTTCGTTCAAGTAGTCATTCGCCTTAGCCTTATCTTCATATCTAATAACATCATATTTTTCCTGTACTGCTTTTAGCTTATAGTACTTCTCCCAGAACGGTGCAAGTTCTATGCTCTCTGTTGAGTAGAACCGTAGCGGTAACTCCATAGCATTCGAAAGCCTCTGATATACGGGCTTTTCTGGCTTTGTATATAGCTCTATTAGTTCTCTCAAATACGGATGCCCTACATATGATTTAAGTAAATACTCTCCTTGTTTTTTTAGTTTCTCGCTAGGTGTATCAGTATCCTCTACAATATTACGTTCAAAATAATCACTATTTGCCATAACGTCAGTAAGAGGTTTTATAGCCATTGAAAGAGCTTTTCTTCCCTCAGTAGACACTCCTGATATATCTCCTTGTAAAGCCTGCCTACCCATTTCAAAGGCCATACGTGGAATGGTTGCAATAGATGATAGGAATGGTACACCTATGGTTTGCCCACCTCCAACAGGTATGAGCAATTTGTCCTTTTTACTCTCTGGGTTCTCATTCATCCCATGACCATTAAGCTGTTCGTTGATTGCGTTCATTGTCATATAGGTTGCTACTGCTCCTATAGCAAAGCGTACATTCATTCTATTTTCTAGCGCAAGAGGATTCTTCATAGCTTTAGCAGTTTCTATCCACATATTGATCATAGATTCCCGATAATGTGGAGCAAAGAACAGTGATGTGGTAAGGTCTTTGCCTATTACTGATCTCTTTGCCGATACATCGGTCTTAGTAAGTCCATAAAACTTTCTTACTGTTTCTGCTGCTAGATCGGCTGCTTGTTTCTCTCCTATACCTGATTTTATTGCTCCAGCCTCTACCTGATTAAATAAATTAATCTGAAGCATTGGCATAAAGCGTTTGAATGTTGGCTCGTTTATGAGTTTTCCCCATACATTACCTATTCCATCACCAAATATACGCTTAGCTGTTGACTGATCTATCATCTCATCAACGCCATATCCTGATCTTACAGGGACATTACGTGCAAGCATTTTTTTAACCTGTGGAGCATTGGTATCAAAAAACTTCTGAGTTCTTTTAATTGAAAGTGAGTCAATCACAGCCTTGAAAGGTGACACAATGTTCCCAGCAATTAGTTCCTTTTGCATCTGAGCTATAGTAAATGCGTTAAGTGGAGTTCCAGGAACACCGCCTGACAAGGTTATATCCTGTAATCCACTTGAAAACTTAGCAGTCTTTGAAAGAATATCTCCTAAACCAGTCTGTGATTCTGGTGAGAATAATCTACTTACTTCTTTTGATATATTAAGCGGTGCATATAGATTATTACCAAGTCCAGGAGCATCTATTCTTCCATAACCCTGTCTTGGTGTAGTTATAATCTCTCCTTGTTGTTTCAATCCTTTTATAAGATCAATCCCTGCTCCAAACCGTTCCATATCTCGCACATATTGCTCTAGCATTTGTGCGGGGTGCTTGAACTTAGGAGTAAGTCCTAGCCCTATACCTTCTTTGTATGTTGGTATTATTCTGCCTTTTACTTGTGATGGTTTCTTTTTAGCAGATAAGAAAGCCTGTTGTACTTCTTCTGCTGACTGTTTCCAGTAATGAGGTACATAGTTTTTTATATATCCAACATCTACCCCTACACTCTTTGCTTTAGTAGATATATCTTTATAGAGAGTGTCATAAACTTGATTCATCTTACTAGCCCACGCTTTTACTTCTGGCGTAGCATACGTTGTTACTCCTTCTCTAAAGTTTATGACATCTTGAGCTTTCTCATTTGGAATATCTGTAAGTACCTTAGCTTTTTGTGTAGCGGTAACCTGTGCAATATCACGGTCTGCTATATATTTTGAATATGACTCATTAAATGTCTTTGGTATACTATTGTCATATGAGACGTTTTTGGTTAACTTCAAAACAGGACTTGAAGCTTTTTTTGATCCTGACACTTTCATGGTTCTCGGCTGGTTTGATACTGGGATTTCTATTTGTGATCCTGCCTTCCCTATTTTAATCTTTTGTCCTTCAGCCTCAGTCTTACTTGTAGTCAACATAATGGGTGGTAATTTCTTCTTTGCTGCTATTTGTTCTGGCGTGAGAGCTTGTTTGATTTTAAGAGTTGGCTGTTTTTGAGTAACTTGTGGGGCTTGTGTATTATCCCACTCTGCTTTTAGTTGGGAACGGGTTTTTACTGCCTTATCAGCAACTTTTGTATTTAGGGTGTAGTGTTTTTCACCACCTGGAAATTCGTCATTTATACTCAAATCAGATTTTTTAACTCTTAATTCCACCACATTTTTGCCATATCCCTCTGGGTGAACCTTGTACGCATTTGGTGATACTTTAGCAAGTCCTAATGCGTTAGCACGTTTTGTTAAACCTCTAATACCACGGATTGCCATATCGTCCACACCTTTGTTAAGAAATAAACCCGCTAACAATTCAGCAGTATCTACTACATTACCACCTTTCGTACCTGGTGCTACATACTTACCTACTCTAGGGATATTTTGTAGCGCGGTACTTGGCGTTGAGAAATTACGTATCCCCTCTGCTGCCCCTTGGCTAACGTTTTGTCCTTTAGCTTTTGCATTTATAGCACCATATACACCAGGGAACATTCTGTATGCATACACCGCGGGACTGACCGCGCCTACTGCTTTAAGACCACCTACACCAGCTTGCGTGCCTGCTTGTAGATAGTTACCTTTCCGTGCTTGGTTTATCGCCTGAGGTAAGTTTTGTGTGAATGAACCTATCGCGCCACCTGCCATTTCACCAGCAGCACCGATCATAGCACTTGGTATGTTATTACCTAACGCTTTTTGTGTTACTTTCTGATAATTAGTACCTGATAAAACAGGAATAGGCGCACGTATAGCTCTATTTATAGCTTGTCCGTATGTTATACCTGACGGGGCTTTCTTATCAAGTGTATTTCTTTTAATACTTGCGCCAATATCAGAAAGGGTTTGTGGTGTTCCACTGAGAAACTGCTTTACCCTATCTATAAAGCTGATAGCCACGGCTAACTCCCTTGATTATATAAGCTACTTCCTATGTTCGTTAGCTGTTTGTCCTTTGTATTGTTACTACTCCATAATGGGGTTGTCATATTCCCTTGCGCGTCAAACTGTGGAGACCCATTTATAGAGCTTGTCTGTATTCCTGGCACATTGTACTGCCCGACTGCCGCAAGGTTAGTTTTCAGCTGGTTAATATTCGTCGCGTTATCAGCAGCCCATTTCATAAGCGCGTTCTGTTGGTTTTTGTAGTTGGCGTCCGCCTGCATAAGCTGGTTTTGTGCCTGTTGTAAAAGCTGTGTCGAAAGCTGTGCTAATGATTGTCCTTTTTGTAACTGTCCCTGTGCTTTTGCCTGTAGTATCTGATTTTGCGCGTCTTGAAAGTATTGCGCTATTTGTATTATTTGATTATCCCTATCTGTCTTTAGCTTTCCTGTTTCTTGGGTAACTATGTTATTGAGTTTTGCCTCCCTATCTGCTATATCATTTTGAATTGATCGAGTCTGACTTAACACGTCTCCTCGTTGTTTACTCCCGAGCTGGGTAACTGCATACGAGTATTGGTCTGCCGCGCTACTATCCCCCGCGCCACGTGTACCAAGCATAACGTTTCCTGTCTTAAAGAGATTGCGAATATTATCGGCTATGTCGGTTAAACTCTTTACCTGTTGCTCTTGGTTCTTTCTTTCTGAAGTGGCAAGATCACCAAGACTAGAGGTACGTTGAGCATTTATATCAGAAATTCCTTGATTATAGTTATTCCCAACTATTTGCTCTTGTCCTGTTCTCTGCCCTGGGATACCACCGAGCATTTGGTCTAATTGAGAGAAGTATTGATTATATCCACCCTCAATATCACTTCGTGCTTGATTCTCTCTCGCTGTAACAGCTTGCTGTTCCGCGCTTGGGCCTGGACGATATAAAGAATATCCACCAGGCAGGTTGTTTACGTCCCAACCACGAGCAATTGCATCACCCTCAGAGATATTACCCCCCGACTGTTGAGGTTGAGGAAGATTAAGCGTATTAACGTCAACCCCCGCTTTTAATGCTTCATCTGTTGACTTGGGAGCACCGCTACCCGAAGTTACGTTGCCTCCTCCTAAACCTGATTGTGGCCAATAGCTCGTCGGCTGAGGATTTGAAATAGGGTTATACTTCCCACCAGGCAAAATTGCTGATCCTACAGTTCTTTGAACAGGATCAGGAACAAGATTATTTGATGGCCTACCTACTAATCCTGCCGCCCATTCCGTCACTCCAAAATCTGGAGTTCCCCATGATCCTGTATGTGGTAATTGAAATCCCATAATTTGTAAATTAACTAATAATTGTTATAATTAACAGTATGAAAAGACTAATAATTGCTCTCATCATTTCAAATTTGCTTACCCTTTGGTTTATCTCTGTTAATAGCCAACTTTCGACAAACAATAATGAAACAGTTATGTCAGTACCGCTTAACGAAAATCGGTTATGGTTACTTGTGCAACAATGGAGAGAAAATAACGGATACAATCTTTATCTTAAAGACCCTGAAATATGCAGGATTGCTAAAGAAAGAGCTATAGAACAATATAAACTAGGACATCTTGACTATCATAAAGGCTTTCTTGATCGCTATTCCTCATATCCTTATGTAATTTCAGAAAATATAGTAACCAGTAGCGGATATGGAAACGAAGGAGAACAAGCCGCTCTTAACTGGTGGCTTTCATCCCCTCCCCATCACGCCGCCCTTGAAAAACCGTATACTCACGCTTGTATTAAATGTTCTGGCTCAATATGCGTTCACATCTTTACTTCTTGGGAAAAGTAATACGTAACGTATTTCGTCCCTCAACCTGTTAAAGAGCTTTTAGATACTAAAAAACGCCTGCCTAAGTTCTAAGTTAAAATGACTCAAAACTCAAACAAGCGGTGTACCGTACATTCCTACGGATGTTGCTATGTTTAGCTACTTAATAGAAATATAACACTTACTGTGTGGCGTGTCAAATAGATTTGAAAAAATCTACATAATCCTGTATGTTCGCGCCAACTGTTCTATTGTCCTTGACATAATTATATGCTCTATTCCCTATCTTTTCCCTTAACTCTTTGCTATCAATAAGCCTTTTGAGGTATGTGTACCAGTCCTCTGCTGTACGTGCTAAATAGCCCGTTTTACCATGTTTTATAACGTCTGAATATGGTCGCACGTCTGAATAGACACCAGGCTTACCTGCCGCGCTATATTCTAGGAACTTAATATCACTCTTTGCCATATCATACGGCGTATTCTCAAGTACGGAAACAACAATATCCGCCTCTTTCATGAGAACGCTATACCTATTTTTGACCCACTTCAATATATCGGGATCACCAAAGCTGACAACATACCTTTGCCCCCACCTATTTTTGAAATCGGGGACTGATATACCCGTTGTTTCAAAAACCACGTTGGGGTATTCTTTCATTATCCTATCTAACCCTGCCACAAAATCTTTATGTACCATGTCGGTAAAATGTGTTGAGCTACCAAACCAATGTATTTTTATGGGGTAAGAGTCTTTAGCGTGATACCTATATTTGTATAGGTTCAAGTCAATTTGGTTCGTAAATACCTTTATATTCTCAAAGGGTTTATTTGTGTAGCTAAAGATAATGTTCCGAAGGTATTTATTCGTACAGGTAACATATGACACGTCTTTGCAAATAGCGGTAATAACCTGATTACCCCATGATCCTTTCCTAAAAGTTTCATAAGCCGCGTTATCCTTTTTGATAACCCATAACGCGTCGTCTATATCAACAACAAGCTTTCTATTGTATTTTTGTGCAAGTGTACCCATAATGGCGTATCCTATGTCATTTGTCGTGTAATTAAAGTACACAATGTCATATTTCTGGAATACGTCACGCCAATCAAACGAGCCGTCTTTAGCATGGTCAAACACCTTTACCTGAAACTCAACCTCACTATCTTTATATCCGTCTAATGCCCTCATAGGCTGTGTTATTCTAACCATATCGACACCTGACACCCTATCTTTGAATGTGTGGCTAGGCAAGGCAAGGATTTTTTTAGTAATCACGACTGAGTCCTTTCTATGAACGTATCTAACCGCTTGCTAAATGTTTCACCTATGCTTATGTATCGTTCTCTAAACTTTCTACTATCTAGTTGTATCTCCTCATCTTTATCAAAGCTAACACCCTCCATTCCAGGCTCATAAAGCTCGGTTAGCTCTTTACGGGTATAGTTAGTTGCACTTCCTTGAGAGAAATAGACGACACGACACCCACAAAGACGTGCAATTTCAATCATAGCTGTTGGGTTCTCGTAAGTATACATAACCTTGCATGAATTCAATAATGCTGACAATTCCCCCTGGTCGCTCGTTTGCACCCTTACTGCGTCCTTTGGGTGTAATCCCATATCTTTACCTTTACCAACAAAATAGCAAGTCTTATCTCTTTTTCTTTTTTCATTCTTGAATAAGTTGAGATTTAATATGGGCAGGAAAAGTATATGGTCGTCGTCTACGTTAAACGTGTCATAAATACGTGAGAATACATATATTTCCTCTCGTTTATCAAATGTTGTCGGGCCCGCTACGCCATAACTTGCCATAAACCCAGGCTTATTGAGTATGTAACGTACTATATGAGGGGCGTTTAGCGGGTTTCCATGGATTATCTCTGGATATATAGCAGTAAAATCAGCATTCCACGACGCATTTGTTACCACAAGCTGCCCTTTTGCAAGCAAATGACCAAACAGGCCCCACATAACCCTGATACCTCCACTTAGGGGATTAAAGGGAAATTCATATATGCTATAAGGCCTATACATTGTCTTTTTTTCTCCAATCGCCTAACCCGTCCTTAAACCTATTGACACTTCTTCTCCCTGTAGCATTATGCGCCGCGAGAAGCACCTCAACAACGTCCCAACGAACAGCCGCATTATTTTCCTTCGCCCAGTCTTTTGCTTCGTCTATGGGTATTCCATGTGACGTATACAGGTGCACTATATGTTCTTCTCTATTTTTTATATTCTTACACACTCTACATTTTCCCATAAACAACGGATACGCCATAATTACTAATAAAGTTAAGCCATCTTTTTACTTCTTCAGTGAATGGCATATTATCAAAATCTAATTTAGGAAACACTCCACCTCTAGCATGATGATAGGCTCTTACTACCTCATTTCTCAGCATTAATTGATCGTTTTTTATATACATTTCTCCTTCACGCCCTAACGACTTGCAACCATAATAGTCTTTATCCTTGTCGAGAATCTTAAGTTTCAGCTTTGATATTTCTTTATCATTATATGCAAGAAGGTTAAGAGTATCGTTTTCTTTCCTAATATACCGCATGGCTGTCTTATTTATTTCCTTCCACTTTTTCCAGAATAATCTACTAGTTGACGCTACCATACCCGCTTGTATATACATTTCAGCAGTTATATTTTCAAAAGAAGCGTTTTCATAATCGTTAAAATTCCACGCACCAGCAACATCATAATCAACATTATCAAAGACCTCTGTTAAGCGTCCCGTTATTACCGTATCCGCGTCTATATTGCACACAACTTTATAACCTAAATTAGCTGCAATTTCTCCAAAATATGGCTTAGCTTGATAAAAATTTATTCCCTCTTTAGCAAAGACTTTATCCACCATATCTTGACGGAAAATAATGAGGTCAATATCATCGTCTGGGTGAAATTTCAAAAAAGAATTTATAAATATTGGTGTTCCAACGGCGTAGTAATATCTATCGTCTACAATTGTGAAGGCACATTTCCTTTGTTCATTCATTTTTTCCTTGCTATGAACTTGCCACTTGAGTTAGCCTTACTTATATCTTCAAACTTAAACCCTGCTCCGTTAAGTGATCCCTCAATAGATTTTCCCATCCCCCCATTGTGATATTCTCCCAACACTGTCCCAATCTTATTTGCTACATTCTTAAAGCCAGGAGAAGAAAACAACTCAACCTCACATCCTTCAATATCTACCTTTAAGAGATCAATATACTCTATTTTGTTCTCTGCCATGAACGTATCAAGTGCCATAGCGTGTACCACTACCCCCTCCTTGTCGTTAATAAGTCCCGAGCCGTATTCAGGGCCATCGGTATTAGCCAAGTACCTATCTCCGTCAGTCCCTGTTATGGCAATCTCAAGCGGTGTTACCCTATCCTCAATATGATTTCCCTTAATAGTTTCCTCAAATAACCTCATGGCTACAGGATTGGGCTCAAGTGCATATATCCGTTTTGCATAGGGCAATATCCATAGTGAGAACGTACCGATATTAGCTCCTATGTCAACCACCGTATCGTACTTAAATAAATACTTATATTCTCCACCTACCAATACCTCGCGTATGAACCTATCGCTATCAGCGTGTATTCCCATACCGTTTACGAAGTATGTATTCATTTAGCGGAAAAACAGGATAACTACGGCACTTGAATCATAGCGACGGGCCTTAAAGCCGAGCTTAATCATATGCTCAACAAGACTGGGAAAGTTTTGGTCGTGAAATTCTATTTCAATAGCCTGTATCTTGTCGGCTACCTTTGTAAATCCCTCGGACAAAAGAATCATGTATTCAGCCCCCTCTACGTCAAACTTCATAAAGTCCACTTTTTTGATTTTGTTCTTCTTAAAAAAGGTATCCATACGCATGGTTTCAACTTCTTCACTTCCCTGACCATAACTTCTAGTCAGCGAATGACACGTTCTATTGCTATCAAAGGTGTTAAGTGTCATAGTTCCGTCTTTATCGGCAATAGCCAGCTTAAACGGCTCTACATTGTCCCATTTATTAAACTCAACATTCTTTTTCAGAGCTTCAAAGTGTTCTCTTGATGGTTCAATTGCGTACACCTTTTTTGCGTAGTCACGCATATAAGCCGTGACAATTCCGATGTTTGCCCCTACATCAACCACAACCATATCTTTTCTGGTATTGAATATATCAATATAAATCCCCTCTAGGTAAATCTCTTTATAAATATAGGGAATGTATAAACTCTCAAACGGAACATCGGGATAAAAAAGTGCTTTAAGCATGATTAACTAAATAATTTTTAATATCTATATTCTTCTTGTCATAAGCAACATGTTAAACCGTAGTTCCACGGCCTATGCCCCTTTTTCCAATGCGTTCTTCCAGTATTCATCTTCTAAGGCTGATGAAAGACGGTTTTTCTTCGCTTACCATCTTGTCAACTAATAATGGAATTTCGCTCTTGTCCTTTGGCCAATATGTAACTATATTGGGTAATGTTCTCAAAATCTTCTTTGCATCAGGAGAATGGTGTGACCAACCATCTTTTTCATAATCAAAATCCCGCCCACTGCCGATCAACCTGACAGATAACTTCTCATGGTTAATATACGTACGCAGTGTTTCAAACGGACGATACAAAAGAAAATTAGTTATTGAGTACACAAAAGGCTTTTTACCTGCATATGCTAGACCTACTGCTATATCCATCATAGCCTGCTCGGAAGCTCCGCAGTTGATAACTCTTTGTGGAAAGTCCTCACGGTGCTGATTAAATACACCAAAACCCAAGTCACCCAACAGTAGATAAATATTTCTGTCGCTGGCCATAGCCTTATACAACTCAAACGTAAAATGTCCGCGCATGGTATCAAACAGCTTCCAGTTCTTTATCCGTATACTAGGCTTCATGTAGTACCTCCTTGTACTGCTCTTTATTCATTATTACGTAATGCGCCTGCTGTCCCTGCAAAAAATCAGGATACTTGAACATGTTTGTTCGTATTACTAGTGTTGGATAGAATACATTGAGCCTATTATCTACATCCCTTTGGTCAACTTCATCATATGCACTATAGCCATTTGCAATAATTACTATCCGTAGATTTTCGAGACGTAAATCAGCTGCAATTCTTAGAGCTTCATACCAACTTCCTTCATTTACGTCTCCGTCACTCCCCATTATGTTTACTATTTGTTTTCTATCAGCAAGAGCCATGCCGACTGCAATACCTATTCCATGACCTAAACTACCAGTTGAAGCCCATATACCATCCTGTGCGTCTCTATTGGGGTGTACTCCATGTTTATCAAATAATTCCTCTGCGTTGTGCCCTTCGTACTTCTCTAAGACTACATAGAGTGCGAGTGCCGCATGACCATTAGATAATATAAAAGGCTCATTTGGTTTTTTAACAGAATATATTTTGTCTATAGTATTGACGCATGAAAGGCAACTACCGATATGGGATAGTCCTTTTTTATAGGAAATGTCTATGATTCTACGTTCTAGTAGATTTAGCATGTTGTCTCCTTGTAAACACCACTAGGCATGCTTTTTATAATTCTCCACCATATTTGTAATAGATTGCTTTAAGGAAACACGAGGTAACCAACCATATCCACGAGCCTTGAAATTGGTGGATACCCACCTTTCATTATCATACGATCTCATACTTTGTACTATATTGACATTTGCCTTTTTACCCGTTACTTCCTCAATTATCTGTAAAACTTCTAGGTTCGTATATGTTTTACCTACTCCAAGCTCGAATATCCCTTTCACGCCATGTTCTACAAGGCTTTGAATACCGTCTACTACGTCCTCTACGTCTATGTAGTCATGTGTTGGATTTGGTATGAAGTCTATCTTTTCACCACGTAAACATGAACGTATTATAGTTGGTATTAAGTGTCTTTCACCGTCACCAACGCCACAAATGGTAAATGGACGAATAATAAGAATAGGCTTTTTATACTTCTCCATATAAGATAAAAGTATTTCCTCCGCCGCCCTTTTTGCCCTACTATACATAGTTTGAATTGATAGCTTTACCGACGAAGTGCTGATAAATACAAACGATTGAAAATCTGTTTGTACTGCTTGGTTTATTATGTGAATAAGATCAAGTATGTTAGCTTTCATAATTTTATCTGCCTCTGTCTGGTGTGAGTAGTTACCATAAGACGATAGAAAATAGAAAACATCAAACGGCATAAGTTTCGTTGTTAGAATATCCTTATGGGGTATAGGAGTAATACTTACCTTTTTAGCAAGATTTGAACCTAAAAAACCTTTGATACCCGTACCTAATGCTTTCATTTCTATGCCTAGTATAGCAGAACTATTTAGAGTGTCAAATTATTCACTCGTACTGCTTTTTTTCCCGAATGAATGAGTGAATATCTTTTATTTCATTCACGTCTCCACTCCTGTGTGCTTTAACTAACGCCTCACGCATAGAACGTACCTTACTATTCTCATTGTTGACCTTTTGTATAGTGTGACGAATATTACGCCTTGTTTCAGGATTCGGCTCACGGTCAAGCATTCGGGATAGCTCCATTAAGTCGTCTGTTCGTCCAGTACTCATGTTTTTTGTCTAATTTACAATGACAACTTTTACAAACTTCCATCCAAGTCGTTCTGTCGTCTCACCATAAACATTCCTTGGTAACTGGAGGAGATATAAGTGCACTCATATCTCTCCAGTATACCCTACTTGCCCTCACCTATCAATAGCTAGGCGCTATTATCACGATGTGGGTGTCGACACAACAAGTACCCAATCTGAATTGAGTATCTTTGTCGCGTAACTTCCTGCCCACGATACTTTAGATATTCGTCCTGCTGGTGAACTTCCGTCCACTATGTTTGGGAGAATATAAAGTCTTGGTTTGTCACCTTCAAGATCAAAGACACCGAATGCGTCCGCGCCGTGTACGTATGTCTTGAAGGCTGCAACCACTGACGCTTCTGACGCCGCGCCTACTGCTGATAGAGAGTCTTTGTTCAAGAGCCATCGCACTTGATACAGTTCTCCCATTTCTCCTTTGTAAAGGTCTTTTACATCGGAATAGATCTTAGCGTTGATCCACGTAGGATCGCCCAAAAGTTGATACTTTGCCTGAATAGCCGCCTTCCCCATGTAGTAACCGTCCTGATACGCTGGTGCTCTGTTTAACTCGAGGGTTCTCGTGATCCCGCGAATCATTGAAGCAGCAAAGGTATCGGAGGCTGCATACGTTGAGGTATTTTTGCCGTTCGCAAAAACTGCAGTACCGTTGCCCAGTTCGTTCAATACGAGTCTATTCAGTGACTGTCCCATATTCTGACCAACAAGTGATATTTTTTCCTTCATACCACTGTCGATACCGACAAGAGTCAAGAACTTTGAAGTCTGAATAGTTTGTCCGTATTCAGAAAGTGTCATAGAAACCGTACTTGCCGTGATGTTACTTATGGAAGGGTTTGAGCCTTCACTAAGCGGAGTCGTGTTAATCGCCAGAGGTGTGTACCTCGTAAAATTAACCGTTCGTCCTTCACCCGTTGAGTGCGTTCGTTTCTGACCTCCTTCTGACGCTACGAACTCGTACTCGGCTCTCTTTAAGAAAACCTTTTCGTAATACACAGATACTTCTGGTGATAGTGTTGCTGTCGTATTTAGATCTGCCATTTTTTATTTCATCCCCTTTAAGATATGGAATTAGTTGACCATTTCGAGTACCTGTTCCATTTCTTCAATAGACTTATCTTGAAATCCTTTGTCAACGGGTTTTATATTGTTAGGTCTAAGAGCCGTTTCGCTTACTTGTTTCGCAAGCGTAGCTTTCTCATCCCCAACTGCCCTTTCAGCAGCTTTGCGGTATGGTTTCATGTATTTTTCGGTTAGCTTGAGCACGTCTTTCGACGGGTCTTTCTGCACCTCTAATAATACTGCCGACGTAACCGCTTCGTTTATATCGGGATCAAAGATAGCAGAGTCCTTATCCAACTCTGGGTTGAGTTTTATAGCCTCACTCGCTTGCGCGTTTATGCGGTTTACGGTGCGCTCTTTCTCAACCTCAAGGCGTGCGATACTACGAAGATCATCGATAGTCAATTCCCTCTCGCCATTATCTTGGCTCGGTTGACTTGTGGAAATACCCGTTGGTGTATCTATGACACCAGTCAACTCTCTAAGTTTTTGACTCAATGACTCTGCCTCTCGTTTCGCCTCGTCCCGTTCCATTTCAGCCTGTTTCTTTGCGGAAACAACCTCATGGATACGTTTCTCTGCCCCACTAAACTTCTTACCGCCATCCGTTTTTGATTCCTCGGTAGATTTATCAGTTTTCTCTGGTTTTACCGTATCCTCGCTAACTTCTAGTGGGTTTGGTTCATTAGTTGACGACTCCAATACGATGTCTTCCTCACCGCCATTTACCGTCTTTTTTTGTTCTTTATCCATAACAAATTGGTTTAGAACTTATAAACAAGGTTTAACGAACCTAGATTCGTCTGATTGCTAGGAGCTACCTAGTAACCAAACACCCTAGAACGTTCTAACCATTAGGCTAAAATTAAAATAACTTTTCCTTTTTTTTATATTTACCGTATCCATTTTTTAAGTATTCCTTTTTTTCTACTAATATAGGTCTTCCATTTTCGTCGTCACCAACATAGAACCTATCCGTCCCAATAAATAGCGCGTGTTGTAACTCACACGATACGCAAACAAGGTATATTCCTCTCTGCTTATAATGACAAAGAGCATTCGGGATAAACTCATACTCCTTTTGCATAACCTCGCCATAATCCTCAACTACCTCCGTTTCCTTTTTTTCTTTGTTGTTCTCGTTCATTATTTATTTGGTCAACTACCTCACGTGAATCCTCTACCCTGTGAATAATTGAGTTCAACAGGTCTTTGCCTAGAACACAAAAAAGAGCGTCCTTTCTTATCTCGGCGTCTAGTCCACTTAAAACCGATTGTGAAAGCCTTCTATCGAGGCTATCTTTCATACTTTCCATAAACTCTTTCAGTTGCTTCCACCCCGCGTGAGAGGCAAGGTTCGCGTACGTTTCGTCTTCGACGTTTACCCCAGTTTTTTTTGATACCTCATCTATCCGCCACGCGTCTACTACTCCTAACGCCTCGGGTCTTAGCGCGCCTTTCACCGCGGCTGTCCAACTGGTAGCTGTTGTCCTCCTTGTGGCGGTATTTGAGTCACGTCATTATTACCCTGCGCCTGTTGTATCATTCGCATAAGTTGTTCTTGACCTTGTTGTATTATTTGCTGATCCTCTTGTGCCCCAGGAGTATTGGCGTCTTGGGTTTGTATGATATCGTCCCAATGATCGATATTCTTTGATACTATCCCTGTCAGAAGTTGCGTAAAGTTTATCGTTGTGCCCTCTTTTTGCAGTCGTTGTTCGACATACGGGCCAATTTGTGGATTGCTTAACCATGCGAATATAGCTTGTAAGTTCTCTAATTGTTTTTGTTGGTCTACCGCGAAACTAGAGCCTGATACTAACTCATAGTCATAGAGAGTAGAACCTGTCTTACTCTTTGGTATCTTTAGATTCCCGCTTTTCTCGTCATATAGTTCCGCTATATCAGGGTATTGCGCGGCCAGCTTTTGTATTTCGCTCTCGAACATACGGATTTGTATTTGCGACGTCTGCTTGCTACTCAACATATTCACGAACTTCTTATTAACCTGTGTTATATATAAGTCAACATAGAACTTATCCCATGAGTCACGAGCGTTCTCACGGGCAGACTGTTGTTTCAGCGCCTCTGGAGTCTTCCCGAACGAATTATCAGTGGTAGCGGATACGCTTGTATCAGTTGTCCCAAACATATTGAGGAGTGAAGAATTAGCAAGGTTATAGATAGCTTGGTGAGTTTGCAATCCCTGTGGTGAAAGCTGTAGCGCGCGTGCCACATTATCGACATTTCCACGTACTAACCAGTTCGCGCCAGCTTGCCTTTTAATAGTTGATTTTATGATCGCGTCTTGGTTTATGACAACGGGAGGAAACAGAGACATAGTCGCGCTATCTAGTGCAAGATTCCATGAGGAGTTAATGGCGTATTGCATACTCTTTCCACGCTCCGCGTCGCCCAGCGCCATAAAATCGTCGTCTAGTGGAATACCATACTTATTCACTATCGGTAACTCGTTATCTTTATTTGGATTTTTGCCGTCTCTTAAAATCTCATAGTCAACCTCAGGAACGGTAAATACCCATCTATCACGTTCAAATTGCATAAGTACTTCGTGATACCCCGTACCCTTCATAGCCACTTGGTCAGGGTATTGACTTGTTTCACGTGTTGATTTTTGCTCGTCGTCTCGTGAGCCTTTGTTGCCCCCTTTCTTTTTCAGGTGTGTGATTATCTTGTCCACATTTCTGTACCCTCTTTCGTTTTTCAATCCTTCAAAAAATGATATAGGTTTATAGGTACGAATGATAATATGGTCCGAGTCATCTAGTGATACCGCGCCTACCTGCGGGAATACGTTACGAATATCAAGTAACCATAAGTCGGGCCCCACATACCCATTACCTTTCACGTCCCAATCCACTAACGCAAATGAGTTACCATAGAGCTTACTTTTTCTATGCATTATTCTATGTTTTACAAGGAGCGGGAATTGCGCGTTAGCGTTGGGGATAATATATTTATCAAGCGTGAGGTTCATAAGTGCCGCGCCCCCAAGATCGTTCTTACTTATTCCTTTAACCTTACCCACTCCCATTTGCGCCATAACCCTCGCCTCGCTCTCTAGTATCATAGTTGATATCTTATGATCGAATACCCGTGATTTTGTTGTTTGTGAGAGATTATCCCCTAACCTACCAAAGAATATATCCTCTACCTCATCCCATAGGATACGTTTTTGTACAAGATATTCATTCGATCTTGTGTGTCTATCCCTAATTTGTTGCTGTAAATAATTCATTTTTGCACAAAAAAAAGCACTAACCTAATCGTACATACACGAATAAGTGAGTGCTGAAGTACTTGCTCTGTACTCAAAGCCTTAACTACGTTAATAGTAAACTACTCTTTTGTCTTTTGCAAGAGGTATTTTTCTAGCGCTATCTCGCTTATGAAATGCTTGCCCTGTAGCTCTTTCTCTGATCTTGGCTTGGCGATAACAGGAGTCATGTACTCTACCCTATTATGTAATATCCATGGTTTTTGACGTGCTATTACGTTGTTTGGATCACCCTTAGCGTCGTATCGTGTCAATACTCCGTCTGTCACTTCGCAATATCCAGGAACGATAGTGACTCCGTCATTCAGAATAATATTTGTAACCTCACACACGACTTGATCATGTTTATTTACCATATTTTGTGCGTTTAGCGCGTGTAACTTTTAACGATGGAATAAGTGGTCTACCTTTCCAATCTATAAAAACCGTAAAAGACGATTGACCATATCGCATAGTTCGCGCCTCTTTTTCAACAAGCATGTGCAGATAATTATTCGGATTACCGATTGTTGGTTTTGTATTCTTCATATTCTCGTACAACTAAATCTACTATTTTGCCATTATTATATCGTATTTCGAAATGCAATAGTGTCCCCTTATGATTTAATACCTCACGTTCAATGTCAATATGTGGCTGCCTGTTGCTCTCTTGAATATCAAGACTATAGAGTTGTGCCATAATCATATATAGAGCCCCGTAATGGGATCAACTAATATCTCCTGTGGGATAGGTTCGTCTTCTTCGCGTGGGCGCAAGCTCTCCATCCCATATCTTATGGCATCACACGCGTTGCTCCACTCATGGATAGTATCGTCAGGGACGTTGATATTATCGCCATTTTTATCTATTTTCCACGCGTAGTTTTCATAAGCAAGTATTGTTTTTTTACTTCTCGCCGTTATACTTATCTTTTGATTTTGGACGTATGCTATCCCCCGATTAACACTTCCCTGCCCCTTTTGTGATCCAACGATAGACACACCATAGCTTGCTATCTCGTCAATACTCTTTGGTTCAGAGCTATCGAACACGGCAAGCGCACGCTCTGGTTGTGATAAAAGAATATCCGCTATCGTCTTATTTGATAATCCTTTTTGGTATGTTATCTCGTCTATAACAATACCGCCATTGTATGAATAAATACCCTCAATAACGGTAGGATCAACACTATACCCAAAATCACCACCAAAACGCTCAAGTCGTGCCTCGTGTGGGACGGCGTCTATTACTCGCCAGTTGTTGTAGATCCTTCCTTGTACCGTCTCTGGTACTAACCCCATAATCATATTAAAATAGTGATTTGGTTTTGTTTCTTTGTATTTCTCGTATTGGATAATACTTGGGAAAGCTATATTTACTTCATTATCATGGTAGTTGGAATGTATAAATAGACTATCAGTAGCCTCTTTTTTTAGTTGTGGTACATAAAAGTCTTTAATTTTGCTCGGCAGCAAATCAAACCAACGACGAATTATCCAATGGTTCTTCGCGGGCGGATTAAGAAGTAAGATTATAGTAATATCACCCCGTATAGTTCTTAAAGAGTCGTCAAGTTGCATAAAGTCGGCCTCTGGTATCTCGTCAGCTTCCTCTATCATGACACAATTGTAGTTTGCTAATGACTTTAATTTTGACTTTTGATCGCTACTCGACTTTCTAAACCCAACAGCGTTGACACTATTTTCGCCATACCCAATAGTCATTGTGCTATCATTTATTTTCAGTTTATCGTATATGTTGTTCTCTTCTGCTCTATCAAGTATTTCTCTATATATTGAATTCCGTATGTCACCCAATATATAGCGCATAATTGCACACCTAAAATATTCAGGGGCTATAAGTTTAGCATTCGCGTATTGTGAGGCTACAGTAGAGCGACCTGCTCCTCTGCCCCCTAAGAGAATTACATAACGAGGGTTTTTAGTAAATAAAGACTTATATATCTTGTTTACTTTTTGTTGCATTTTTGAAGTCGGTTAGTACTATGGTATTGGATTCTATTTTCTCACC